GCTGAGTACTGGGCGTTCGTACTAGAGAAGGCAGTCATCATGGTACCAACAGACCATGTGAGATGGGCTGTGTATAACAGAGGTAGGGAGATTACCTGCGAGATTCCCCCTAACCTAAGCAAAGGATTCCTCATTACAGTAGAAGATTTATTAGAAGCAGCGAGGATATTAAAATGAACCAAGAGATTCAGTTTGAAGATGTCGAAGATGTTGTGTTTAAACTGGCACGCATAGCAGCGCAGCGTAGCGCTCGCATCCACCGCAACTTGGTATCTGCTGATGATGTGTACCAACACCTAGTTGTCTGGTCACTAGAGCATAAGCATAAGGTTGTTGAGTGGGCTGTTGATGAAGGGCTATCGTTTAAACTTAAGCGTACCTTTAACAATGAAGCACAGAAGTTAGTTGCTCGTGAGCGCAAGCGACACTCACGCATCCCTATCTCCGACATATTCTTTTATACCACTGAGGTATTACATGAACTGTTGCGTGATGTGTGGAGCCACGAGGCATGGGGAACAACACCTGATATGAGCAGTGAGTTTGTATCACGGACAACTAAACCTAACGAGGGCAACAACCGATTGGCTTTGATGTCAGATGTTTATAGTGGAGTACAGCGTTTAAACGAGGCAGACAGGAACCTGCTGTTCGATAGATACCATGATGGCGGTATGGACTTTGCACAACTAGCGGAGAAGTATGATGCTAGTGAAGAAGCAATGCGTAAGCGAGTGCAACGAGCATTGCAGAAGTTACAAGAGAGACTGGGTGGTGAGCCACCAGTTTGGAACAGACGGCGCAGGATAATCTCAAATGCACAGGCACAAGTAGAAACGAGGGAACAAGAGTGATTGAAGATATCATGTGGCTCAAGAAGCCACGCTATCTATGTTTAAACACAGACCTTTCAGAGTTCTTAGAAGAACACTCGTGGTCATGTGATGGTGAGTTAGGCACTGATGATTTCGCAGAGTTTTGGGAACTCGTACTTGAGTGGCAGAAGGAAGTACAGAAGTGAGTGACCTTCTGATGAGAGAACTCGAACTAAATATGTTACGCAGTCGTGTTGCATACCTTGAGAAGTTAGTTGCAGACCAAGGATTAGTAGTAGAGGGCAATGTTGGTGAGATGATTGCTCGCAAGATTGAAGCGGATAACTTTCATGAGTCACCTGAACTTAACGAGCGACAGGTTCATGCAGTCCTTGCCTGTCGTATCAGATATGCACAGATAGCAAGAGGTAAGCAATGATTACTATGCGGGTTGAACCCAAGCATTTATGTTCAAACCCTGAGTGGTTTCGTGAAACTCGTGGTTGCGAAATTGGTTCGCTATGGCAATGTGATGAGTGCGGGCGCGAGCAAATGCTTATTTCAAAAGATGGTGCAGGTGAATATAGTTTTAATAGATGGCGCTATACAGTTGAGGTAGTAGATAAACGAGTGCAACAGCAGAGAGTAAGGATACAAATACAAAAATGATTATTGGATTAAGTGGGTATGCACGCAGTGGTAAAGACACGGCGGCAGAGTTGCTCTGTTTAAACTATGAGTTCAGCCGCCTATCTTTTGCTGACCCAATGCGTGATGCTATGTATAAGTTAAACCCTTATGTTGATGGCATGATTCGACTTGCTGATTTGGTTGATGACCATGGATGGGATGTAGCCAAGAGCAAAGATGAAGCACGCAGATTGCTACAAGTATTCGGAACAGAAGTTGGTAGAGAAATGTTCGGCAGCAACTTTTGGATTGACCAAGCGTTTAAACAGATTGACCCTGCTGCCAATGTTGTTATCGCTGATGTTCGCTTTTCTAATGAAGCAGATGCAATCAAGGCAAGAGGCGGTAAAGTTATTCGTATCAATCGCAAAGATGTAACGGCAGTCAATCGCCATGTATCAGAGCACGCACTCGATAACTATATGTTCGACCATGTTATCTTTAATAATGGAACACTTGACGACTTAGCAGATAATGTATTTATGCTGATGCGTAGTGCGTTTAAACTGTAATACTTTCGGGTAAAGAAAAACCACCGCCAAAGGACTGGAACCTTAGCGGTGGTTTTTAATAAACACACAGTTCATGCTTCCCCATCATGCGCTGTGTGCTTACGGCTGTAACTATACCATATACCTCTGACCAATGGGCACGAATAGGTGTGGTTCGATAAGTCCCCAACCCCTACGCTGGCGCTCGATACGGCGCTGGTGTGGTGTCATACCACCCCATACCCCATACCTTTCATGGACTAGACCCCACTCAAGGCAACGCTTTTGCACAGGGCAGGACCCACACATCCGTTTAAACGGTTCGAGGTCCTCGGCTTTGAACACATCATAATCAGGAAAGAACATATCCGTATCAATACCCTTGCATGATGCACCCTCATATCCCTGCTGGCTGTATTCCAGTAGGTAGTAAGTCTCTTGAGTATTAGCCTTGCGCTCAGCAAGGATTGGATGGTACTCAGGTTTGTTACTCATTAGTAATATCCTTTCGCTAGACTGTGGCTCAGTGCCTTACAGATATTGCCACCCCAACGGCGGTCAATGTAAGCAAGCCCTGCTTCCACCTGTTTAAACCCATCATCAGTTTTCTTCACGCCCAAGGTAATCCATGTGCGAGGCATGAACTGTGCAATTCCGTAGGCTCCACTGGATTTGTTGTGTGCCTTTGGTCGCCAGTTGCTCTCTCTTGTCCAGAGTGTATAGAGGCAAGTCCATTGTTCGATACTGTCCTGCTCGATAAGCATCTCGATTGCGTAGTGCTGGTACTCGTTCTCGTAGTAGGCAACCACCTCACCTGCTGGCGGTACGCTGGTGCGTACTGGTGCCACGCTATCATCATGTACTGACATGACTAATGCGATAGTGAGGATGGCTACCATCCACCCCGCAGGGGTGATGCGAGATAGTTGTTTAAACACTGACGGCTTCTGGGATACATGACCACTCAATGATTTGTCTAACACTCGCGTTAATGTCGGTGTCGTTTCCATCTTCATCCGTTGCTCCCATCACTACTACATTTCCTAGAATCATTGGTGCTCCGCCAAACATAAACGAGATAGCAGAGGCTGGCGTATTGATTAGTCCATGCCCCATCTCATTGACCCACATATTGCCTAAGCACTCGCCGTTGATGGCGAATAAACTAACGCACTCGAAGTATCCATTGACCCCATCTTGTAACTCTTTGACGGTTGAGTACTCGAAGTCTGAATAGAATCCATCCTGACTGATGCGGATACCCTTAGCCATTGTTTAAACCACCAAGGTATCTCTCAACCAAGTCGGCAGTCACCTTGCCTGACGGGGCAAGTCCGTTCTCTGCCAATAGTGCATGGTAAATCTTATTGAAGTCATCTTTGTATGCCTCGCGTAGAATCTGCTCGGCTTTGCTAAACAGTTTCATGCGTAGTTTGTTCTTGTCTGCTGTCTCCATGATTAGTTCTTGCTCCAGTTCCGTAGTGCTCGCACTTGTCTGCGAAGGTTAGCGTTGCTTCTCTCTAGTTCCATGTTCCGTTTAAACATAAGCCCACCCACGGTGAGCATTGATGCAATCAGAATCGTGATGCCGATTAGTTCGCTTGTGTATAGGTACATTTCCAGTCCTCTCTATTCATCTTCTAGTTCTTGGCAATCAGGGCAGTCATAGACAGCCCATTTCTTACAGTTGGCGCAGAGTGTGTCGTCACTCATGAGTTGTCCTTGGTTGCTTCACCACAATCTTGGCAAGCCCAATAGCCTGCCTCGTTCATGGATGTATAAAGAATACGAGCGCCACAGGATGTGCATCTCATAGGGTTCCAGTCCTTTCAGTTGATTACAGGGATAACTATCTCATGCCCTATTCATGGTGTGTCAAGTACATTTGCAAACAAAATAAATATTTTTTTTACTAGATGTTTAAACAGGTTACTAGGTCCTGACCGCTTTTCGTATTCGGTAATACGAAAAGTATAACACGCCTGTCAAGTGTGTCAAGTTTGTTTAAACGCTTGACAGTTAGCAGTCACCCAGGTAGAGTGCTAATGCTGTACTGTTTAAACAGAAGCAGCAATTTCATGTGAAATTATTTGTTTGTTTTCTTGCAGATGAAAGCCAGTTGTTTAAACAGTAGTGCAGGTCCTGGTATCCAGGCAAAAGAAAACCCCCGCCGAAGCGGGGGCTATCTTGTTGATAACTAGAAGGCTAGTTCATCCTGCTCTTGCCAATATGAATCGTAGGATGTGTTGCGTTTGTGTGTGCGTGCGCTCATGGTTTCCCATGACCAGTCACGAGTGTTCTTGTATGGTTTAAACTGTGCGTACTCAGCAATCACACCATCCTTGACCTTAAAGTATTCGCCCTCTGATGCACGATACTTCCAGTCTAAATCGCTACCGATAATGATGGATGCGTTCTCGATAGTATCCTCAGTCGAACCATAAACTAGTGAGCCACCGATAGTCAGACCAATCCACAATGGGGATGAGTTTAAACGGGCAAGGTGCAGGACATTGGGCGCATCTGACTCAAGCCATGCAAGCGCAGCAGTGCCTTGCACCTGCTCCAGTACCTCGGTAACTGGTGCCTTTGAGTGAGCGATTAGTGCAGTCACAGCCTCGCTATCCACAAGACCATTGCGCTTGACCTTGAGTTGTTTAAACAGTTGGTCGTCATTGGCAATGTGTCCGTTGTGCGTTAGCACAATGCGACCATGCGGGATGGGGTGATTGTTGTTGTTGTCCTTGGGTGAGCCTTGAGTTGCCCATCTCGTATGCAAGATACATGATTGAGCGTTGTTGCCTAGGTTCTCTGATGCCTTGATGAACTTAGTCGCGGTCACTGGTGCCTTGCGGATAACGCGAGCGCCAGTGGTCGGGTTAATCCATGCGCCACCAGTGGCGTGCTGTCCTCGGTGCTCAATGTCTAACAGCATCTGACTAGTCAGGTCAGATACTGTCACGCGCTTGTGCTCTTTAGGGTTTAAACAGAAGCCTGCAATTCCACACATAATATTTCTCCAGTCGTTAGTTAATAGGTTGATTGTACCAGATTACTTACACCCTGCACAGTCAGTCCGTAGGCAGTCGCCACAGATTACTGTTGCAATGGTCATGTTTAAACAGTCAGGCTCGATAGCCTTACAGTTTGGCAGGCAAGGCGAGTAAAACCATGACCCGCAATGCTTGCAATATCCATCATCAGTGTAGTTCGCTTTCCACAGGATAGCCTCTAGCCTGCGCTCCATGATGCTACTCATGTTTAAACGCCCACTTGATTACAGCCCATGTGAATAGCGCCATCAAGATAACGCGCCCATCAATTACCGACCAGTAATTTACTGATTCCATTTTCCAGTCCTATCGTTTAAACAGTGGCGGACTTTCCGCCATCCTGTTTGTGCCTGCTGTCGGTTACGCTCCGACACTTAGCCCACTAGGGGCAGGCGGTCAGCCTATCGGCTGGCGAGTTCTAGTGCGCGAGCCTTGAGGTAGGTCGCTGTTTTATTGCTGAGGCTAGAATCTACGGCGAGGATATCTAGCATTGTGTTGATGTTGTTTAAACGGTTGGCAGAATCTGTCCATGTTTCCAACTCGAAACGGTTGCCATCCTTTGAGTACTGAGCCATAGCACCTACGAACTCAGCCCATCCCTGAATCTTTGCACCGTTTAGGGTGCCATGATGTAGGCGAACCTCGATAGTACGGTGG